ATAGATCCACCAAAGATATGGGCAGATGATCGTCGATAATATGACGTTTTATGGCCTTGCTATTATGCCGAAACGACGGTAATATGCACATACCGAAACGGAAAGGAAGGAAAAAACATGGAACGCTACACCTACGAGATCACCTTCACCCGGCTGGACGGCCAGCCCGACGAGACCCAGCAGTACACCGATGAGGGGGTTGCCAGAGAATGCTTCCGGCTTTTCGATGAGCCGGACAGCGCCGAGATGTACAGCCGCATCCGCCTGACCCGCCACGACTGGGAGACCGGCACGGACGAGGTTCTGGAAACCTTGGAATTTTGAGAAAGGGGAGAACGAACATGAAAATGGAACTGGACAAGAAGCTGGACACGATCCGGCTCAATGTATTGGCCGCCAATTTTGGCGACCTTGCCACTCGCCGTCAGATGATTCAGGAGTTCGGGGATTACCCGGATGCCCTGTGGGGTGTCAATGAAAATGGGGAGAAGGTGATGCTCAGCATCCGGAAGAACGGCATCACCGAGCGAGTGTTCCAGTCGAACCGGTGGGTTCGGGTCAACGAATACGACGCCGACGGCTGTGAGGCTGGCGAGACCTACGAAGGGCGCTGGGCAGAGTGCCCGAAATCCACGGCGCCGGAGACGGACGAGGAACTGGAGCTTTCGGATGCCCAGAGTGCCCGCAACGATGAGATCTACAACGCTGCGTATGAATTCTGCAAGGTCATGGCGGAGGATGACGACCTCCAATGGAACATGGAGATCCTCGGAGAACTTGCAGACCTTGCCGCCGAGCTCCTGACCCGGCACGGCAGCCGTGTGCGCTACCCTGCGGTGGTCACCGAACCGGACGGAAGGCAGTATATCGAGGAATACCACGACGGCGCAAAGTGACACATTTTCCGGAGTGCTGGGCTAGATGATCGTGTACATTAGCCGCTTGCTATCAGCCCTGAGTGACGGTAATATACAATCACAAAAACGAAGGGAGATAAACACCATGACCTACACGAACATCCGACTTTTCACTGCCAACGGCATTCCGGAGGCACTCAGCAATCTTTGGTACGGCACCGACTGCTCGGTGGTCGAGATCCAGGATGCCATCGAAGATGCCGAGAACGCAGCAGACCTTCTGCGGCGCATCCAGAAGATGAAACTTCTGAAGAAGGTTGCCCTCGACCGGGAAACCGAACAGAAGGTGCGGTTCAAGACCACCGATTGCTGGGGCAATACAAGCTACCTCGAAATCCGCAAGTAAACCGGACGGATAGGGGCAAGGGGCTGGGAAACCGGCCTTTTGCTCGTGTCCGTCCAATGTCATACCGCCTGAATGTACACAAATCTAGGGGCGAATGATCGTGTATCATAGCCGCTTGATAGTGTGCGAAAGTGACGGTAATATGTGCATACCGAAAGGGAAAAACCCACGGAAAACACAAAAAACACGCTGGAGGATACAAAAATGACGAAGAATGAAAACCGCATCAATAAGCTTTTCGAGGAACTGGTTCCCACGAGCGGCAAGGCGGATAGCCTCGCCGGAGAACTGGTCAGAGCCACCGCACGGATCGGGTACCGATTCTTCAACGACGGCGACATGGTCAACCAGGGCTACGGCAAAGAAACCTGCAACCCCGCGGCCCGGTTCCTGATCGCCAAGGGCAACGCAGAAATCAGCAGCCTGACCGTAGCCCTTTGGGAGATCTTCAGCGAGGATGCCTACGAAAAGGTTCTGGATACCCTTGAGGGTGCGGTTGCCGACTACATCAAGCAGAACCCCGACCTTCGCAGCCAGCCCACCAAGGATATGTGGGATTACCGCGATATGGCGGAAGACTGGGACGACAGCTGCGATGAGGAAGAGGACTACGACGACTGCGAAGACGACTACGATGAGGAAGAGGACTACGACGACTGCGAAGACGACTACGATGAGGAAGAAGACTACTGAGCAGAAAACTGCGGGGGGGCTTGCCTGAAAGGGCGGCCCCTTTTCCTGTGCTAGGGCTCTCAAATATACACCGATCCTGGCGTGAATGATCGTGTAATCTGCGGCCTTGCTATCTGCGGGACGTGACGGTAATATACAGTCACAAAAACGAAAGCGAGGTACATAGACATGAAAAAGCAGACCCTGACCAGGAAGCAGCAGAAAGCCCTGCTGGACATCGCAAAGCGCCTGATGGTGGAGGTGGAAAACCGAGGCGACCTTGAAGCGCACGGCTGCGACAGTGAGGATTTCATCGAGGTTCCCGTCTGGGGCATCCAGAAAGCCATGGAGGAAGCCTACCTTCTGGGCAAGGCGGAGAAGTAAGCCCGACACAGCCCCCACAAAGGGGGCGCAGATGCAAGCCAACAAACTCCCCCAACCAAACCGCACAAGCCCCACACAGGGGCTGTGTGGCGAGGTGGTGGGGCAACGGAGGAATGAGTATGAACGACGAAAGAGTCATGGACCTTATCGTGGACATCTACAACAATATGAATGACGAGGATAAGGCTGGCTTCACGCTGGAAGCTGCCAAGGAGATGGTCAAGGACCAGATTGAAATTGATTTTTCCCAAGGTCGTGAGCCGCTGGAATACGACCCCCAGCTCTTTTATGAAGTAATCCGGGAATTCATTGAACAGGATGCCGAGGACGGAGAGTGATGTACATTCTGCCCGGTATTCCGGGCGGATGATCGTGCAGCATAGCCGCTTGCTATCCTCCCCACATGACGGTAATATGTGCATACCGAAAGGGGAAGACCCTACGGAATGAAAAAACACGGAGGATTTCACCATGAAGAAGCATCTGAACAACTTCCCGGAACACAGCATCAGCATCGAGAGCTACTACGACCTGCTCAGTCCCTGCAACGACAGCATCCTGCAGTTTGGCGACCGGGTTCTGGTTGCCAAAACGAACTGGAAGGGCGGCGTGGAGGCTGCGGTTTACGGATTCGCTGAGGACCCCAAGGAAGGGCTTTCATCGATCGAGTGCCGACTGGAACTGCTGAAGATTTCGGATGAGGTCTTCTCGGATGCCGGACACGCCATCGAATGGTGCATCCGGAACGCACACTGAGATATGGGCGGGGGCTCCCTGCGGGGGGCTTTTGCTCGTTGCGGCAGATCTTCCGTGCGCAGGATATACACATATCCGACAAGACTGTGGGCGAATGATCGTGTATCATAGCCGCTTGATATACTTCCCCAGTGACGGTAATATACAGTCACACCGAAGGGGAGAAGCCCCACGGAAAACAAAGCATACGGAGGATACAGACCATGATGAAGAAAGCCAAAACCTACCTTGCCAGCATTCAGGCGGCTGCCACCGAGCGAGAGCTGACCGGCATTGAGCTCATGTTCAAGCAGGACATGAGCATCAACTGCGATGACCTTGGCAAACTTTGCCGGGCAGCCGAGGACAAGCGGTACACCCTGCGGAACAACGCCGAAACCCTGCAGCTCAAGGACATCCTTTTCCAGCGGACGAGAGCCGAGATGGATGCCTACCACGACATGAGCCACAAGCCGGAGAGCTGGACGGCCGAGGACATAGAACGCCAGCGCATCCGATTCTGCGCGGTCTGGCAGGTCATCGAGGAGGCAGAGCTGGTCGATGAGTACGAGGCTTGGAAAGAAGCCAACCCCAACGCATAACCAATAAAGGACACACGCCCCGCAGGGGGCTGTGTCTCGTATCCGCCGTGTTTGATATACAAAGGACTTCTTCGGAGGTCCTTTTTCTTTTGCCCATTTTTACAGAAGGGAGGGATAGCCAATGGCTACCAGAGGCAGAAAACCGAAGCCGACCGCCATGAAGGAACTGGAAGGCAATCCGGGCAAGCATCCGCTGAATACCAGCGAACCGAAGCCCACAAAGAAAGCACCGGCGTGTCCGAAATGGCTGGAGCCGGAAGCAAAAAAAGAATGGCGGCGTCTTGCCAAGCAGATGGAAGCCATCGGCATCCTGACCGAAGTGGACATGGCTGCCTTCGCCGGCTATTGTCAGGCATACGCACGATGGAAAGAAGCAGAAGAATTCATCACCCAGCACGGCACCATCGTCAAAACGCCCTCCGGCTATTGGCAGCAGGTGCCGCAGGTCTCCATTGCACAGACCTATCTGAAAATCATGAACCGCTTTGCCGAGCAGTTCGGTCTGACCCCATCCTCCCGAAGTCGGATCATTGCCTCGGATTGCAGCCCTGCGGATGCTGCTGATGAGATGGAAAACCTGCTGGGAGGTGGCGGATGATGGAGAGCAGACCGAAGAACTACCCAAAACTCAAAGACTACAAGCCCAGCCGCTTCATGCTGCCGACCTGTCACTACGATAAAGCCAAGGCCGACCGCGCCGTGCGCTTTATCGAAAACCTCCGACACACCAAAGGCAAGTGGGCGGGCAAGCGGTTCTGGCTGCTCCCTTGGCAGGAGCAGATCATCCGGGATGTTTTCGGTATTGTGGATGAGCGCGGAAACAGACAGTTCCGCACAGCTTATGTCGAAATCGGAAAGAAGAACGGCAAGTCGGAGCTGGCCGCTGCGGTGGCATTGTATCTGCTGTTTGCCGATAACGAGCCCTCCGCAGAAGTCTATGGCGCTGCCGCCGACCGGCAGCAGGCATCCATCGTCTTTGACGTTGCCAACCAGATGGTGCAGATGACGCCGGCACTCATGAAACGCTGCAAGATTATGGCGGCAACCAAACGCATTGTGAATTACAGCAACGCCGGGTTCTATCAGGTGTTGTCAGCGGAAGTCGGCACGAAGCACGGCTTGAATGTGTCCGGTCTGGTGCTGGATGAGGTCCATGCCCAGCCCAACCGCAAGCTCTACGATGTCCTGACCAAAGGTTCCGGTGACGCCCGTGAACAGCCGCTGTTCTTCCTGATTACCACGGCCGGCACGGACAAGGAGAGTATCTGCTATGAGCTGCACATGAAAGCCCTTGACCTGCTGAACGGTCGGAAAATTGACCACACCTTTTACCCGGTGGTCTATGGTCTGACCGATGAGGATGACTGGCACGATGAAGTCAACTGGTATAAGGCCAACCCCTCACTGGGACAGACCATCCAGATCCAGCGCGTCCGGGATGCTTACCAAGAGGCACTGGACAACCCAGCAGAGGAGAATGTATTCAAGCAGCTCCGTCTGAATATGTGGGTGTCCTCACTGACCCGATTTATCCCGGAACACATCTATGACCTCGGCAACCAGCCAATCGATATGGAAGCCCTCAAAGGCCGTGACTGTTACGGTGGACTGGACTTGTCCAGCACCGGTGACATCACGGCTTTTGTGCTGATGTTCCCGCCCAGAACCCCGGAGGAAAAGTACATCATGCTGCCGTTCTTCTGGATTCCGGAGGATACGATTCCCCAGCGTGTGCGCAGGGCATCTGTGCCCTATGACATTTGGTTCCAGCAGGGCTACCTGATGGCGACCGAGGGCAATGTCATCCATTACGGGTTCATCGAAAAAGTCATCGAAGAACTGGGCAAGACTTATCATATTTTGGAAATCGCCTTTGACCGATGGGGAGCGGTGCAGATGACCCAGAACTTAGAGGGGATGGGATTCACGGTCGTGCCTTTCGGACAAGGGTTTAAGGATATGAGCCCGCCCACCAAGGAGTTCTATAAGCTCCTGATGGAAGGACGTATCGTTCACGGCGGCAACCCCATCATGGCATGGATGGCCGGCAATGTGGTCGTGGACACTGATCCGGCCGGCAATATTAAGCCTACCAAGGCAAAGTCGCCGGAGAAAATCGACGGTATCGTCGCTGCGATCATGGCACTGGACCGCTGCATCCGAAATGAAGGACAGCAGCAGGGCAGCATCTACGATGAACGTGACATGATCGTTTTTTGATATACAAAATCATGGAGGATAAGAATATGAAGTATCTGATGAGTGCAGACTGGTGGCGCGCAGCAAGTATCCGCGCCGCAAAGACCATGTTCCAGACCGGTGCAGCTCTGGTCGTGACCCAGATGCCCAGCGGTACGGTGGACTGGATGGCGGTAGGCAGCGCAGCGATCGTGGCGGGCGTGGCCTCCCTCGGTACCAGTCTGGCCGGTCTGCCGGAGCTGGAGAAAGAATAAAAGACAAAAAGAAAAAGAGCCCGACGCATCAGGCTCTTTCAAGGTGTTGTCCGAAGACGACCACCGCAATTCATAGCTATACTATACCACAAGAAAAGAAATTATGCAAGAGAATCTTACGAATTGGAAATGAAATTTTGCAGCTGGCGCAGATGTGGACGTTGCTGAGTGCCTAGAATTTGATTGCAGACATTTGCCGGGAGTTGTGTGCGCAATTCATCGGTCAAGGCAATATACGCATTCAAAAATTGCTTGCAGGATGTTTTGGTTTCACCCATTTTTCTGAGAACGTAGGTTAGGAGTATGACGTATGAATAAATATATTTGAAATCCAGATTTGAAATGCCTATTTCGGTTTCTAAAAGTGCAACAAGACGCTGATTGATCTCACCAGTTTGGAACCGCGTGTCGAAAATAGTGTTGTTGTGAGCAACAGCATTACGGAGGTCTTTGATTGAATAAATAATGAACTCTGTAATTCTTCCATCAGCGTCAAGTTGACTGGGCAGGTGAAGTATTGCAGAAGTACTCTTTTTGACATTCGCGTTTGCACACGCAAAGAAAGTTCCGAATTCACCTAGTGCCAGGGATTCAAAAGCCGCCCAAATAGGTATGGACCGGTCGGTGTCAAAAAAATGATTGACGGTTTGCTTTTTGTTTCCATAATCACGAAGCAAAGCACTATTGATTTTGCTACGAAGCGACATGCGTTTTGCGTATTCCTGATGATAGTTTCTGCTACCTGGAGTGAAGGAACGGTAGTTTGTGATTGATTTACCGAAGATTGTGTCGATGTTCTCAGAATGAGAATCCTTAAGTGTGGCTTCAATCACATAGCTCTTTAATGCAGTTTCGATAAACATGACCTTAGGGTAAAACAACGCTTTCAATTTCATATCGAAATTGTTTAAAGCAGAGACTTCATCAAACGAAGAAAAAGCAATCCTTTGGTTCGGGGTTCGGATAAACCGATAGCCCTTAAAACCATGATAGTAGCCCATGTTGCGCAATGACTGGGACTGATTGCTTTTGACAGTAATATGATGTTTGGAACGCAGATATCGCATCAACTGATTTATCGTCAGCATGGAAAAACCTCCGTAAGCAACAGTATAGACTATATTATACCACTTGTTGGAACACAAGGAAAGAAAAAATGAAAGGATTTGCTGAAAAATGACATTCTGGGAATGGCTAGGTTTTGAAAACCCAAGGGACTCCCCCAAAACAGAATCACCACCCAAACAAGGTCTGCCAGAGGTCACGGACAATGTCCGCGATTCCGGGCAGACCTTTGTGTTTGGTCGTTCCAATGCAGGAGAGCAGGTGGACGAAAAAGCCGCCATGCAGATCCCGACCGTGTATGCCTGTGTTCGACTGCTGGCAGAGTCCATTGCGGCCCTGCCGCTGCATCTGTATCGGGTGACGGATGACAACGGCAACAAGGAAAAGGCACGGGATCATCCGCTGTACAAAATCCTGTATCGGCAGCCGAACCCGGAGATGACGGCTTTCGTCTTCTGGGAGACCCTGATGACCCATCTGCTCCTCTGGGGCAATGCCTACGCACAGATCGTCCGGGATGGAAAGAACACGGTACTGGGTCTGTATCCGCTGCTGCCGGAAAACGTCGAAGTGGATCGCGATGAAAGCGGAGAACTGTACTACATCTACCACGCCTATACGGATGAAGTTCCGGGAGAGCAGAACAAGGATATCTACTTTCGCCGGGATGAGATATTCCATGTGCCGGGGTTGGGCTTCAATGGGCTGATCGGGTTTTCACCGATCGCCATGATGAAGAACAGCCTCGGCACTTCCATTGCGGTGGACAAGTACGGCTCGGCGTTCTTCAAGAACGGCGCACAACCCAGCGGTGTATTGGAACATCCCGGCGTCATGAAAGACCCGAACCGTGTCCGGGACAACTGGGAAGCAGCTTACGGCGGTGCGGCAAATGCGCATCGGGTGGCTGTTCTCGAAGAGGGCATGACCTACAAGCCTGTGTCGCTGCCGCCGGAGGACAGTCAGTTCCTTGAATCCAAGCAGTTCTCTGTGACGGAAATCTGCCGTATCTTTCGTGTGCCGCCGCATCTGGTAGCGGATCTGTCCCATGCGACCTTCTCCAACATCGAATACCAGTCGCTGAACTTCGTGATGCATTCCCTGACTCCGTGGCTCGTCCGCATTGAGCAGGGCATCATCAAGGATCTGCTGCTGGAGGAAGAGCAGGATAC